AATATACGATAGAGGATCTGCAAGAGATGCTTGTCAAGTACCAATCGTTGAATAAGAAATGGGCGACGTCTCGATCTTAGATAGGAATGCCGAGCAAGTCCGTGATGTTCTGCGCGGTCTGCTTGAGCAAGTCGAAGCTGGCGATATATGCGGTGCTGTAATAGTCACCGAGCACCAAGAATTCTTTGATTTGCAAATGCCTGGCACCTTCTCATCTGACCCTGAATCAATCGCCTCAGTCATCGGCCGCCTGTACATGGCTGCTAATATATTCTGCTCGCTACCGGATAGTGAAGATGAATCCTAGAAGCACCGAGCACCATTTGCAGTTTTGCACCACTGACCATCAGCGACAAGTCATTGAGATGCACATGACTGGTATGCCGCAAAAAGACATAGCAGAAAAACTTGGCAGGCATCCGAAAAGAATTAGCGCCTGCATCTTGGCAATACATCGCAAGGCTGCACTGTCAGGGATGGCACCAGATTACAATCTGAATCGCCAGACAGCACCAGGATTTACCACCAAGCGAGTCTCTACTGCCTATAACATGGACAATGAGATCGTTCTACAGTGGCACATACAAGAGCCAGAAAAGCAAAAACTAGAGGAGTTAATCGCAGAATTTGTGGAGGGTTTCAAAGATGAAGTCACCGGATTACATGCCCCCACAGACCCGCCTGCAAGCACTGATAGTGATCTTATGGCTGCTTACATTGTTGGGGATCATCATCTTGGGATGCTTGCTCATCACAGCGAAACGATGGGTGATGACTACGATGTCAAGATTAGCCAAACTGTTTTAGAAAATGCTATTGATCGTCTAGTCTCATCGTGCCCCGCCTGTGAAGTTGGAGTGCTAGTAAACTTGGGCGACTTCATGCACATCAATGATAGCACCAGCTCAACGCCTAACTCCAAGCACTTGCTCGATAGTGATGGTCGATACTCCAAGACCATACGCGCTGCCAGTAATGTGATAAAACGTACGGTATTACGTATGTTGGAAAAGCATAATCAGGTGTGGCTTGTAAATGTCCGAGGCAACCATGATCCTGATGCGGCCTTGTGGTTGAATGAGGTAATGCGTCTGTACTTTGAGGATGATCCACGGGTCAAAGTATTTGACAATGCTAGCAAGTTTATCTGGTGGCAATGGGGCAAGAATCTAGTCGTGACGCATCACGGTGATCGGATTAAAATGTCCAATCTTCACGGGTCAATCGTCAGTAATTTGAGGCAAGAATGGGGAGAGAGCGACCACACCTTTGTATGGACAGGCCACATACATCACAAGAATCAAGAGGAATATGGCGGCGCATTGTTCGAGTCTTGGAACATCCTAGCACCCGCCGATGCTTGGCACAGTGGGGCAGGCTATGCCAGTTCTCGCAGTATGACTTGCGTAATCCTCCACAAATTGTACGGGGAACAGGGCAGATTGAAGGCAAACATTCAGGAGTTGATATGACAGCACTTGATAGACAGGTAGCAGGCAACCATTACAAAACCATGATGATTCAGCCACTTGAGTACGCACTAGCAAACGACTTGGGCATCTGTGAGCATGCGGTGGTCAAATATATTTCTAGGTGGCGTGATAAAGGTGGAGTTGAAGATCTCAGGAAGGCAGCGCACTACATCGAGATCTTGATTGAAAGGGAAACGGCTCCAAAGGCTGACCCTAAGAAGCCGTCTTGGTAGTCACATCAGCATTGCGCCTATGATGTAGCCCACACAGAAAGCAATTATCATCGCCCCGCCTGTGTATCTAGGTACCAAAAGTTTATCTTTCCACATGGCACATCTCCTGTTGTAGTTGATCCAGTATCCTCAGCACATCAAATATCTGTTGCCTGTCCCATGAATCTAGGCGGTCTTGATCGTAATATTCCTTGATCTTTACCAGCGTCAACCATGCTTGCAATATCTCGTTTCGGCTTGGTCTCATATAATACCCCCTTCAATAAATGCTAATAACTCCTCAAACTGTGGCAGCAAATCATCCTCGTAATCGTCATCATCGGCTACTCTACAGCTAATTTCGCATATAAATTCGTATAACTCCGTCTTGCTCATGCTGCAACCTCGCATCTGTCCATGTGTGCCATTTCCTCATAGTATGTTTGCCCGTCGTGTTGCTCCTGAGTTAATACCCAATAGAAAACATTGACGTGATCTTGACTGGGCCCGTACAGGTACGCGCAACAATCGCAGTCGGTGTCGTAGATCGCTACAGACCACAAGCGGGATCGGTCTACGTTGTCGGGAATCTCGCTTGCTAATTCATATCGTTCAATTTCTTCATATGGAAATTCCATTATTTGCCCTCGCATTTTGGTTGCACATTGTTGAAGTCTGGATGATATCCAGCGCACACGTCCTCGACGTACTGGTTGAACGTTTCTACCTCATGGTTGTAGTCACTGGTTGAGATCCACAGTAGAGCCGCGACTACTGCTACGGCTATGCTGATTTTTGTTAATCGGTTCATGCTGTCGCCCTCTGTTGTGATATTTTTTCGATAGATGCAATGATGCTTGCAAATGTGTCGAGTTCCTCTTTTGTTGAATCCATGACCCAAATGGTGCTGTTATAGTTTGCGATTTGGTAGCCATCTTTGAGCCAAACCATGTATTCTTGGTCGCAGTAGTCAATTCCTGAGATATATTTTTTGTATTTGCCCGCTGCGGTCAAGATATCGTCGGCGCTGATTTCGTCGTCATAGTTCATTAGTATGACTCCCCCTTGCTGTCTAGGTATTGAGAGAATCGATGGAGGACATTGCCGAAGTGTTCAAGCGCCTCGGTATCTGGCCCAATCTCTGCTATAATCTGATATTGTGGGTTCTCATCATCGGGGCCAAAAGGCGAGGGTGAATACTGCCATTCGCTAGGCGTGTCCGAATCAAGCGCCCAGTGAAGATAGTCAGCTACCGCAAAGTGCCAAGCCATAGCCGAACCCCAAGCATCGTGGTTGTCATAGTCTAGGTTGAATTGGTCTTTGATGATTTCTAAATGTCGCATGATATAATCCCCTTGATTGATTGGTTTAAGCTGTCAGACGGGCTGCGATTTCTGCGTATTCTCGATCTAGCCTTTCATTCTCCAAAAGCATGCCTTCGAGGAATGCTGAGATAAGATCAGCCATTTGTGAAGCGGGAACGCGCTTAGAACTGATAGCATGCGACTGGCCGCCGCCCTCGGTGCAGATACGGTTAAGACAATAACCGCCATAGATTGAGTTATGGTCTAGCACGTAGGTGCCAACATTAGCGCGATATCTTCCGTCGGCTTGCTTTGTCCATGCCTCGGTTGATTGGCCTAGGTATTGGTTAAGGTATGCAACTTTTGCTTCTAAAAATTTTCTAGTGATTCTCATTGGTGTTACTCCTTGCTGTTTGGGTTTCGGCCTGATGGCCTCGTCAGTACCAGTCCCTAACTGGTAGACCCGAAGCCTTAGAAATTCCAAGGCTTGGCGTTTAACTCCTTGCAAAGTTTGTTTGCTTCTCTTGAACCCTTGACGTTGAAGCGCTGACCGTCTGATAATTCTAAGATCATTTTCTTGCCGTCTATCTGTTGGGCTTTGGGTGCGTTGTAAAGGTTTGCTTTGATCATGTGTATTTCCTTGCTGATTGAGTTATAATTTGATACCACGGATCAAACAATAATTTATATATTAAACTTTGTCTAATACCGTTTTAGAATAAGCTAATAACCAAACAGCATATACCGTAAAACATAGGGTGAAACGTGCCAGACCATCGCAACAAACTAGATAAAGAGACAGTTAATCGTCACTTTCCAGAGTGGGATCATGGCGGTAAGGGTAGCCATGCTAGGCGGTACAATTCGGCCTCAAATGCGGCCTATCAAGCGAACTATGATCGGATATTCCGTAAGGATAAGAGCAAATGACTAGCAAGGGATTACACACTAAAACACGGAATAGATTAGCTAGACAGGATGCACTCAGGGAGTACATGCAAGAAAGGGGATCAGTTCAATATCTATTTGATATTATAGAAAAGATTGAAAAATTAGATCCTAATTCTGAGACGTTTCAGCAAGATCTAGCTAAGTATTCAAAGGTGGTAGATGTAAGGCACAAAATGCTGGGTAAGTATCTGCCAGAGCTTAAAGCTACAGAAATCACTGGCGAAGGTGGTGGTGATCTACAGATAACGGTCTCAGACTTCAAGAATGCCTAACATCTCTATTCCCTATGATTGGGAACCTAGACCGCATCAAATAGACTTCTTTAGGGCTATGGATAGCGGAGTTAAAAGGGCTGTTTGTGTCTGGCATAGGCGAGCTGGCAAGGGCAGTGCTACCCTAAACTTTACAGCAAAGGAAATGTTTAAGCGTGTCGGCACATATTGGCACCTATTCCCCCATCAAACACAAGCGAGGAAGGCTATCTGGTCTGGTATAGACTCGGAAGGTCGGCCTATCCTTGACCAAGTATTCCCCAAAGAGATCCGCAAGCGTACCAGTGCTCAGGAAATGGTTATAGAGTTGGTCAATGGGTCTACTTGGCAGCTAACAGGATCGGACAACTATAACAATCTAGTCGGTAGTAATCCGGTCGGCGTGGTGTTCGATGAATGGTCACTATGCGACCCTAACGCATGGGGCTATATCAGGCCGATACTAGCCGAGAACGGTGGATGGGCTGTCTTTATCTACACTCCACGAGGCAAGAATCACGGGCACTCACTGTATCAAATGGCCAAGTCTAGTAACGAATGGTTCTGCCAGAATCTAACAGTCAAAGACACCAAGCGAGCGGATGGCTCACCGGTCATATCGCCCGATATCATCGAACAGGAACGGCTGGAAGGGATGGAGGAAGCGCTGATCCAGCAAGAATTCTACGGATCATTTGAGGCACAAATAGCTGGTGCATACTTTGCCGACCAGATAGCAACGGCCAAGGATCAAGGACGGGTCACAAGGCTACCGATTGAACCTAGTCTCATGGTGCACACCGCATGGGATCTAGGCATATCTGACTCTATGAGCATCTGGCTATTCCAAGCCATAGGCAAAGAGATCAGGCTCATTGGATACTATGAGAACAACGGCAAGGGCATGGAGCATTACATTCAATGGCTCAATCAATACGCTTCCACCAATAACGTCATGCTAGGCCAGCATCTAGCACCGCATGATATCGAAGTCAGGGAGCTTACAAGTGGCCGTAGCAGAAAGGAAGTAGCCCGAGAGATGGGCATTAGCTTCCGAACAGTACAACGACCAAAGACTAAGGCCGAAGGTATACAAGCCATACGTCGGATGTTCCCTAGATTCTGGTTTGATGAAGACAAGACAGAGCACGGCTTCAACTGTATCGCATCCTATCACCGCGAGTTCGACGAGAAGCGTAATGTCTTCAAGGACACACCTGTACACGATTGGGCATCACATGGTGCCGATGCATTACAGACCCTAGCACTAGGCTGGCAAGAATCCATGGTCTCAGGACATAGGCCACAACCAAGACAGGCAGAGGTTCGGTTCAGTGTCTTCTGATGCTTATGTCGTATTCACGAATGACTCAGGCCATTGGTGGTCAAGATTCCTGCACCCATTCATCAAGCACTGCTATATCACCATAGCAGATAGAGGCCGATGGATCATATACGCCAAGACCGTACACTATGTGGACTTGTTTACTATCGATCGACAAATGGATAAAATCGAGGAGGTTATCATTGTTAAAATCGATCGTAAGATTACAAGGCAATCGCTATTTATGCTCAATACATGCGTAGGACATGCAAAACAGATCCTAGGCATTAACCGACCATTCATCTGGACACCGTTTCAGTTATACAAATATCTGGAGAGAACAAAGTGAAGAAACCAAAGGCACCCAAACCAACGGCTCAAGAAGTAGCGGTAACAGAAAGACAACAACGCGCACTCGATGAGGAGATAGCAGAACAGGAACAACGCTTCAAGGCATTGGCTAGAGGCAAGTTAGGCTCAGGCTCATTGCTTGGTGGTGCTCCCCGTACTAGGGCCGAGGCTGCTACTGGTGCTCGTGGTGCTAGAGGTGCTGCTGGATCTGCTGGACGATCAATGCTAGGCGGTTTAGCTGGTGCTGGTAGACGTGGAGCCGCTGCTGCTGCTCGTGCTGGACTCATGACTTCAACAATGGGCACAAGATAATGAAACTTCCCCCGCATCTTGGTTCACTCCAAGACCTAAAGAGCCGAGAGAGTAGGGCGTTTGATTCTGAGGCCATGTGGCACGATCAACTGACGGACGTTTACGAGTATTTTTTACCCCAAAGGAACCTGTTTGAGATCCAAGACAAGGGCCAAAAGAAAATGGATCGCATATTTGACTCTACGTCATTGACTGCTATCCAGCAGGGGGCTAGTAAACTCCAAGAAAACATTGCTCCGATCTGGGCTAGATGGGCTACGTTCAACCCATCGAACGAAATTCTCAATCTACTGGAGACCGGAGACTTCAACGTCACCGAGAAGCAGATTAGAGAGAACCTAGAGAAGCAGGCAGAAATAGTTTTTGACTATATCAATCGGTCTAACTTCGGTACTCAGTTCTATGAGGCCGCACTAGACCTACTGATCGGTACTGCTACGCTCAAGATTGACGAAACAGAAGACGATTCCATGCCTATCGTCTTTAACTGTATCCCTCAGAAGGGTATAGCATTTGAAGAAGGGCCAAACGGTACCATCGAAACCCACTGGAGACGGTTCAAGGTCAAGGCTAGATTGCTTGAAAGGATGTGGAAAGGCTTTCAACCATCTACCAACGTCCAAAACATGATTGATAACAAGCCTGATACCGAGGTAGAAGTGTCAGAGGGCGTGGTTTATGACCCCAAAGACAAGAAATACTACGGTTGCCTATGGGTTAAGCAGGAAGAAAGGCTCTCATGGGTAGAAGATTTTGGTAATTCATCCCCTTGGGTGACTGGACGGTACACCAAAGTCTCTGGTGAGGTACGCGGTAGAGGGCCAGCAATGCAAACCCTGCCCGA